CGCTTAATGGCGGCTACGGTAATTCTCGTTCATAACCATCCTAGCAGTGATCCGGCTCCTAGCCAGGAGGACATTAATCTCACGAAACTCATGGTGGAAGCAGGCCAAGTATTGAACATTACCGTTGCGGATCATATCATCGTCGGTACCGGACGTTATATTAGCCTCAAAGAAAAGGGGCTGATCTAATGTTTCCAACTAATAACCGCTATGCCACACAGGGAGTTATAGCTCATATCCGTTCAGACCTGCAATCCATCCTCTGGCGACTCATTGACCAGCGTAAGCGGGAAGGTCAGGAACTCGATCATCTGCAAATCTTTTACCTGACCTTCGATTGTAGTCTAGGATATGTCATTCAAAAAATTACCCATACGCAGGAAGTTCCGAATTATAGCAAAACTCATCTCTATACCGTTGGTCAGCCAGTCTGCCATACCGTTTGGGTTATCGACAGCGGTGAGTACGCTACCATGCTGCTGCCGAGCGAATACTAAGGAGGTACCCTCATGATTCCTTGGATTGATATCATAGCCTTTGTCCTTAAAGCGATTATTGATAGAAATAGATAAGAACTAACTATATGCATTGTTGAAGCCCTCTTACAAGAAGGAAGAGGGCTAATTTTTTTCGGGAGGTAGAAACGTATGGAGGTAAAGGAAAGTGTAGAGTATCAGTATGAAATGGTAGTCAACATCGTGGCGGAAATGGTGGTCGACTATCTGAAAGCCAATCCTGCTGAGTTGGAGGAGCAAATAGAATACGAAGTCAATTTTGAAATAACAAATGTTATTGTAAGAAACGATCATCCAAATGAGATGGTTGCCTGAAAAGGGGAACTAACATGCAAACAAGTCTTGGGGTTGCCCTCTATGTAAGAGTGAGTAGCGAGGAGCAGGTAGATGGCTATAGTTTGGAAGCGCAAGAGGCGGTACTCAAAGAAGATGCCAAACGACGCAATATTCCGGTGGTTAAGGTTTATCAGGATGCTGGCGTTTCGGGAGTAAGGGAAGATAGAAAAGGATTAAATGCCCTCTTACGAGACGCCAAACGCGGCCTGTTTAGTGAAGTATTAGTGTGGACCGTTAGCCGCGTTAGTCGGAAATTGGCTTATTTGCTAAAAGTGTTAGAACGGTTGAAAGACATGGGCATTGCCTTTCGTAGTCTTAATGAGCAGTTTGACCTTGCTACTCCTATGGGCAAGTTTGCCCTTACCATGATGGGAGCCGTTGCGCAGATGCAGCGTGAATCCTGGATGGAATCCTCCCGTATTGGCATGAAAAGGCGGGTACAAACCGGACGTTGGGGTGGTGGCATGATGCTTGGGTATCGTATGATAGAGGATGCGGAAAATATTCGCGGGGGCGGAAAGTTAGAGGTTGTACCGGAAGAAGCTGCTATCGTAAGGGCGATATTTACGATGTATTGCGAAGGGCTGGGTTATAAAGCTATTGTGAACCAGCTCAATCAAGAGAAGAAAACAGGTAAATGCGGTACACCTTTTAACATTACTGTCATACAAGAAACCTTGCGTAATGCCATATACGTCGGACAAGTGCATTTTGGTAAAGAGTATTTCCCCGGACTGCATGAACCAATCATTAGCCAGGATCTATGGGATACAGTACAAGAACGCTTACAAACGCAAGCAAAACCAGTGCAGAAATCCATCCAGAGGGAGTACTTGCTGTCAGGAGTTTTATGCTGTCCGGCTTGCGGTAGTGGTATGGTTCCAACCCATACCAAAGGAAAACGTAAAAACGGTACCTTTCGGATTAATTACTATTACGCCTGCAGCCGCTATCACAATAAAGGTAAAAGTGTCTGTAGAGCGCATAGTGTCCGGGCGGATGAAGCGGAAAAGACCGTACTGGAGTGGCTGCATCAAATGCTTACAAATCCCTTTTGGATCAAAAAAGTTGCGGAAACCATCAGACAACGATATGACAGTAAAGTGAATCCGCTGGAGACAAAACAGGAAGAAGCTCAACAGAGACTAGCTGCTATCGCCAAATCGCAAGGGGAACTGCTAAAAAAGTATGAAGATGATTACTTAGAACGGGAGGCATTTTTACAACAGATGCAACAGTTAAAGACTGAAAAGGAAATTTGGCAGACAAGGCTAGAACAAGCAGAAGTCATTGTTGAAGGAGTTTCTGAGCGTAGTTGGTCAATAACAGAAATTACAATTGCTTTTCGCTCCTTTAAACAAATCTTAGAGCAGGCAGGAGTTGAGCCCAAAAAGCAACTGATACGGATGCTCATCACTAAGGTTAAGGTTAATGAAACTTGTAAAGTCGCGGAAATCGAATGGAAACTGCCAATGATGGATGTAGGGGGTGATACAGTCAATGTAACTCTGCCACTGCCTATTGCTACAAGCAGGTATGTTTACTAGCTATAGAGATATTTAGGGAGAGTAGGCGCTACGCCGCCCTCTTTGCCCTAAAAAATACATAAGGAAAGCTGTGAATAATTTTGGAGAGGAGCTGATCTACATGCAGGAGCAAGACAACAATGCATCAATAGCTAAGGTTGCAGTTGCTATTTATGCTAGGGTATCTACAGAAGAGCAGGCTGAACATGGCTACTCCATTGATGCGCAGCTCGATACCTTGCGGCAATATTGCAAGCTGTATAGCAAAGAAGTTGTAGATGAATATGTAGACCGAGGCGTTAGCGGCAAGGAAATGACGAGGCGGCATGAATTGCAACGGCTGCTTCGGGATGCCGAAAAGGGACTATTCAATGAGGTTATCGTCTGGAAGTTCAACCGTATGTCGAGAAAAACCAAGGATTTACTGGAGATCGTAGAAAAGTTAGAGAAAAACAACGTACATTTCCGGTCATTCTCCGAAAGCTTTGATACCTCAACACCAATGGGTAGATTTGCTCTCCAGATGATGGGGGCTGTCGGGGAGTTAGAGCGCAATACCATTGTAGAAAATGTGAAACTCGGGTTAAAACAACGGGCCAGAATGGGCTATCACAATGGCGGAGCCTGTTTAGGCTATGAAAGCGTTGATCCTGCTGACAATACGCATAAAGGTAAAAAGAAAACGTTAGAGATCGTACCGGAGGAAGCAGCCATTGTCCAAAAAATATTTACGCTCTATGCGGCAGGTAAGGGGTTTCGTTCCATTGCCAATCAACTGAACCGGGAAGGGCACAAAACGAAAAAAAGCAATACCTTTGCCAGCGATTCTATTAGAGAGATTATTGCCAATCCTGTCTACGTCGGTCTTGTACGCTATAACCGTTTCGAGGGGTGGAGTGAGAAGCGGCGTAGAGGTAAAAATCCTGATCCTATCCTTTGTGAAGGCAAACATGAGGCCATTATTGAACAAGAATTATGGGACAAGGTACAATTGCTTTTTCAGAAGAAATCCAAAGCTAGCCATAGGCAATATGACGGGGTATCCCTCCTTACCGGACTCATCCGGTGCCCAGAATGTGGTACGCCGATGGTGGCTTCTAGAACGGTCAATTATTTGAAGGACGGTACGAAAGTTACCAGACGTTACTATTCTTGCGGCCGGTTTAGATCAAAAGGCAGTTCAGTTTGTCATGCCAATTCTATCAAGGCAGATGCAGCCGAAACCTATGTGCTGAGTCGCATTAAGAAGGTATTGAATCGTCCCAAGCTACTGGCCGATATTGTAAAGGCAGTTAATCAAAAGCGTAGCGGTAGTAGGGACAGCCTAGCGAAAGAACTGCCAGCCATTACTGCTCAACTTGAACAGTTAGCCAGTAAAAAACGTAAAATCTTAGATGTATATGAGCTAGACGGAATGGACAGGGAAACTTTGGGCAAGCGTATTGAGGAGTTGAGCCAAGCAGAGGATATCTTCTTGCAGCGAAAAACAGCGATTGAGATTGAGCTAGGAGAAGATATTTGCCAGCAAGTACCGGAAACAGTGATATGGAATCTCCTTTGCAAGTTGGATCAGCTTCTTGAGCAAGCTTCACCGGAACAAAAGAAAACACTCTTACATCTAGCGATTCAGGAAATTACCTTAACTGAGGACAAGCAAATTGATCAGATCAGTTTAACCTTTGATGCCGATGTAGGAAGGCATTATTTAAAACAAGACCCATCAGCCGTAAACATGGCTGATGGGTCGTTTTATATCTATGGCAGGAGGTTACGTCTAGCAATATAGGAAAACTCGTTTGAAAGGCTGGAAACTCGATTTAGAGGAATAGTGTAGAGCCTAAAATATAGGAATTTTAAAAGGTTTTGCGAATGGTTTTTTGTCCTGAGAAAACAGCAAGGGATGGAGGTATGAACAAGAAATGCTTTACTAAGGATAGTTAATTTACAAAAGCAAATTGGAAGAGGAGAGAGAAGTTATGCATTCATTTGGAAAATCATTAGTTAAATGGATTATTGGAGGTATGTTCTTAGGGTTTCTTTACGGTATCACACATCATGGGGTGAGTACCATTAACGCTACGATAGGTGCTGGTATATTTGCCTTTATCATCCGATGGTTTTTAGTAATGTTTTTTTAAAGAATTTATTTAGTGAAGATGTCATAGGCTCATCGGCTGAGAAGGTCGATGAGCCTATTTCTAATAAGTAAGGAGTTAATTTATGATTAAAATTGCTCACGTTCGAGAAATTGAGTCACTGGAGTTACCACTAGAGGTTACTGAAATTGCGAGAGAAGCTGTAACAATATTAGATTTAGAGTATGGTGAATACAGAGATGTTGATAGCAGTTATGGCGGGTA